ATACCTTTGATGACTTTTGAGTTGTGATTTATGGACTTACTATGCGGAGTTCTTGTATCTCCGCCGAGTTGATTAATAATTTTTTCTCTGAGTGTTCGTCCGATAGGCCATTTTTTTCCGTCATATCTAACCATGTAGATATTTTCTGTAAGGTCGCTTTGTGTTGCTCTTCCTGTACCTGATAACGATATATCATAGTTTCGTAGTGCTGTTGCAATTCTTTGAGCTGATGCCATTCCAATGCCTTTATCGAAGGGCGGTTTGTTTTTTGGATTGCCTCTAGACATGATAGAAAATTCTGGTGATCTGTCTGGATATACCTGAGAGACTGATTCATCTGTTGTAAGTTTTTTAAGACAATAGCCGGCAACGTAGCGCGCTGCTTTTTTTCCTTGGTCGCCGTTTTCGAGGATTTGTACATCTATTAGTCCTTTTTCCCATGATTTATCAATGAATGAATTGTGCAGAGTTTTAACGGTTCTTCCTTTTTTTCGTTCGATTGACATCTGACCGCTTGCGCCGATCTCGCCATTTCCGAATAAAATTAAATGATAATGTGGGCGACCTTTCCGGTCGCCGTACTCGCCGACTGCGAAGTATCGTATTTTGCTTTTTAAGCGTTTGCGTAGTTTTTTCAAGAACAGTTGCAGGTGCTTCTTCTTCAGGCTCGATTTCGCTGGTAAATTCTCGTCTGAGTAGGTAAGCGTAATAAATAAGTTTTCCGAGTGCTCGCGCAACTCTAATAACATTCGTAATGTCCATTCTTGCCTCTTAGTTATGCGGCAGGGCATACACTGGCCGCATGGATATTGTTGCCTATAGGTTGTACCGTCCAACGTATAGGTTGTTTTGATCTCTCTAACACACTTCAACGTTCTGACATTTCTTTTTCGATGTCGTCCATTGTTTCGTGTAGGTCTTTTAGTTGTTCCTCAACTTCGTCTATAAGCCTGGTTAAATTGATTTTGAATTGCTCCAGGATTTTTTTGGGCATAAATTTTAGAATAACTTCGTTTTTCATGATTTTCTTCCTTTTTTAGTTTGTTTGTTTACTGGGTGTCAGTAAACGCAATACGCGACAAGAGCGTATTGCATTATATTGTTGAAGTCAACAAAAAAGAGGCCGTTAAGGCCTCTTAGTTGGTTATGGTGAGTCTTCAATTTCTTTTGACTCATTGTCTGGCGATTGTTGATCGTCCTCTGTGGGTGTTTCTAGGGCTGTTAATGCCTCCTCTGGAGGCAGCGGAATGATTTCGTCGTCCATTTCGTAGACCTCATGGCCTGATAGCTCAACATCGCCATCGTTATCCATATCGAAATCCATACTTTCTGCTAGTGTTTCAAATTGATCAGCACCATATTTTTCCCTGGTATGAGCGGCAATAGCCCGCTCAATTTTTTGCTCGATCGTTAGCTCGCCCTGTAAATGATCTGGAATCTCGAACGGAGTAGAATCCAAAGTATCCCGTATGCGAATTTGTTCTATATCGACACCGAACTGAGCAGTTTTGTCAATGGTAATAAGAATCTCACCATCTGTTTTTGCAACGAAGCGAGCTGTTTTTGACGTTAGATCAACTGGAATGTAATGCCCATCGAATTCAGCAGTGAACATCTCATTTGCATGAATCCTATAAGTTTGATCGGCAAAGACTTCCATAGATTGAGAGCCTGTAAATACGCGGTGCATTAGATAATTCTCCCTACTGATGAATTTCGTACTGGACGCCTAGCAACACAGTTATGATTGACCATGATCTGCATATCCTCTTCAACGGTTGTAGACCACATGTCGTTACGCGGAGTACATTGAACAAAGTCAGCATTTAAAGCCGGATCGCCTGCCGTAAAATCACGAGCCATAGAGAATTCGTAGGCAGGATTAGTGGGGACGTTGACTTGACCGCTAGTATAACTTTGCTTCTCAGTGTAATCATGATAACGATTGGCATAGCCAAAGATGCCGTCTGGATCGGTGTGCTGGCTATAGACTTCTTTGTTGTACAGTTCCTGCTGGCCAATATCTTGAAGCTCTTTTTGGAAGTAGTCTTCCTTAGTTGTTTTGATAAAGTTTTTTGGTGTATTTCGGATATATACACTTTTAGGACGGATACTTAGGCAACTGATAACGTGGCCGTGTTCTTCAAAGTAACGTTGATAGCGATTAGTGCGCATAGCAGCAATACCGTGACCGCCAAGCTGACCAAGAGCCGTACCTGCTGCACCCTCTGTGCGAACAACCTCACTAAAGGTAATAGTTTGCTTACCGCCGCCTAGATACTCAGGACGCTGTAATCGAGAGTCGCTAGGATTAACACCACAATAGCGAAGATAGTCTACATATTTTGAGCCATAACGTGCTCGAGCTTCTTGATAACGCTGTAAAGCGAAAGCCTCACGGACCGCTCTAACATCGGCACTTGTCGCTTCCTGTAAATCAGCAACAATATTGGCGCCGGCATCTTGTAAACCGGTAAAACCAAACCCATTGCCAGTAGAAGGTACAATGCCAGTTTCAGGACTACGAACAGTACTATCAGTAGTAATCGGTGCAGTGCCACCGATTGGAATAGTGACAGCATCACCTTTTTGTGGCCAAGGGCGTGAGGCAGTAAATATGTCTTTTTCCCAGGCAATTTTAGGAATTGAGATATCGTCTTCCGATCGTTCTACACATAAATCTTGATCGCGATAATACTCGTTATAAACTTTATTAAATGCCCGTATAGGCATAGCATTTAAAGCAACGCCTTGACCGCTAGCACCCATATAAGAATAGAGCTTAGCATTCACAGGCCCATTTGGGGTGATCGTTGGTGGTGGAGTTGCGTCTTCGCCAGTAATGAAGTCTTCCCAACCTGACCAGACAAGCCGATTAGGAACGTAGAAATGATGCACCCGAACTTGGACCGGGTGCATAACTGGTTTTGCTAATGCCGGGGTTCTGACTAATAAGCTAGTAGCGTGTGAGAAACTATCACCGGGTAAAACTTCTTGGCAACCGATTGGATACAGTTTTCCCATATCGACAGTAGTAATATTGTAGTGACTTAAATTGTGCTTATATCTTTTCATTGTTTACATCCTATAGCCGAGAGTCATATAAGGTTTTGCTTGACGGGGACGCCGTGATTGGCTACGACGCCGGTAACTATTATATTTCCGACCAAACGATCTTTTGCTAAAACGTTTTCTATTGCGCATTTTTCCATCCTCTCTTAGTGTATTTTTGAAATTTACCTTTGTGAATTCTCATTCCCTTGCTATTTGCTTTTTTATTAAAGACCTCGATTTTTTCTTTGTTTGATCCAAGATTTTGAACACCTTTCCAGATACCGAAGAGCTCACCCCAAAGACCACCGAAACGTGTTTCGATTGCTTCTTGTGATACTTTAGCCGGGTTCGCAAATGCCTTTCCTAAGTTTAAGTTTGGTATGGTTTTATAGACCTTTCCGTCGATCTGTGTTGGTTGATTTGGTTCGCTTAATGCAGGGGCATCGTTAGCACCTTTGATAATTGAATGATTGGATTGTGCCGCTTTTTCATCGGCTGCTTCCCCTGATATTGCTTTGGCTTGGGCTTTTAAGAGATTAGTACGTGCATCCTGTTCGCGTAGACTACTCGCTAGCGCAACACCAGAACTGATGTCTTTTGCAATAGAGCCTCTATTAGTTTGGCCGTCTATTACCGCTCCAGTGTAGTTTGGAACAGAGCCGCCGGCCATTACCATCGGATGAAGACCAAGACCTTTTGAGAGTGTATCAATTTCGTATTGTTTAGTAGCTGTTCGTTGTTCTTTAGTGTCATAGCTGGCTTGCGATTGTTGCGATACCTGTTGCCCAATAGTTAGTGGCTTGCGTTTTTTTGAGCCGAATAGACCGCCGATAGCCTTGAATATACCGCCGCCTACTGCGTTTGCTGTCGCTGGATCGATCATTTGTTTTCGTCCTCTGCCCGTTGAATGATTAATTGTAGCGTTCTTAGCCTGTTTTGTGCAAATCTAATTGAATCGAGTACTTGAAGAATTTCGGTTTTAACAAGGGTGAGTTCTTTTTGAGATATTAAGACCAGTTTTACGCCCTCCGGCTTTGAAGAATTGTTGTCTCCTAACATTTTTTGCCCTCTCGCATTTTGGGTGTTTGATTTTTGGTTCGCGTTCCTTTGGAACTATCCGAGCCGGTGGGTTCAGGCTCACTACAATACCCATTTTATACCTCGCGGGCTTTGTAGGAGTCAATTCTTTTAGGTAATTAAGGTTTAGTTCGTATAAAGGTGATGAACTAGAAATAACCACTTTCTTTTTTGGTTCGTACGACTTTGTACGCTTTCGCGTGGCTTTCCGTGATTTCTTTTTGCTCCGTTTCCTCGTCATATTGAATAATACCTTTGATGACTTTTGAGTTGTGATTTATGGACTTACTATGCGGAGTTCTTGTATCTCCGCCGAGTTGATTAAT